TTGCTAATTCATTTAAAATATCTTCTGCTTCCTCTGTATCTATTTTACCATCAGATAATGCGTCATCAACAGATTCTTCTACTGCTTCTTCTGATCCCGTCACAGGCTCTGTGTCAATTGGTTCTGTCTCCACAGGCTCTGTGTCAATTGGTTCTGTCTCCACAGGCTCTGTGTCAATTGGTTCTGTTTCCACAGGCTCTGTGTCAATTGGTTCTGTCTCCACAGGCTCTGTGTCAATTGGTTCTGTCTCCACAGGCTCTGTGTCAATTGGTTCTGTCTCCACAGGCTCTGTGTCAATTGGTTCTGTCTCCACAGGCTCTGTGTCAATTGGTTCTGTTTCCACAGGTGTTGTATCAACTGGCTCTGTTTCCACAGGTGTTGTATCAACTGGTGTGGTAGTTACTGGTGTAGTGTCTACAGGTGGCACGACTACGGGTGTAGTGTCTACAGGTGGCACGACTACGGGTGTAGTGTCTACAGGTGGCACGACTACGGGTGTAGTGTCTACAGGTGGCACGACTACTGGTGGTTCAACTGGTGCAGGTGGAGCAGGGGCTGGCAAGGGCGCTGGTGCAGGAACTGCATCAATTACTGTTTGTGCTGCTGCTACTATTGTAGGTGCGGTAGTTACTTTTTCTACGGCTGTAGAAACAATTGCAAGGTCTGCCACCTTTTCAGTTAATGTTGTGCTTGCTGCTGCTAGTGCCGTTACAGTATTTTGAGAAACAGTTGCAATAGGTGCAATAACTGTATTTGTATTTGCTGTATTTGTTGCAACAATAGCAGTAACTGCTGAGTTTAATGTAGCAATTTGTGCATTTGCTGTATCAATTGCTGCCAAGACTGTCGCATTGTCTGGATCAGGAGTGGGAGTAAATGCAGCGCCTTGACTAATTGTTCCAGTAAATCCCGTAGTAGTGCTTGTATTACTAATATTTGTTACGGGACCATTAGTAGTCTCTCTTACATTAAACCTAGCACCATTTGGTATTGGTCCAGTCACGCTTACATCTGCTTGCCATGCTCCATCTGCTGGATTAACATCGGCATTAAATCTAACTTGAGTCATTTGTGTCTCTGCTGTTTGCAAAGGATAAACTCTAAGATCCCAAGCAACGCTAAGAGTGTTTGTAGTTGTTGAATATGTAATTCCAGATCCATTACTCCAGGTGGTCCAGTCATACCCTGCTATAGAAATTGAAGGCGCATTCGGAGTAGAATAATAGTTTCCACCTTCATTTACCCCAAAGGTAATAGTGGCATTAGACCCAACGTAAACATTGTTGTATGTTACTCCGCCCATCTGTAAATTAAATGGAAGATTCATTCGGACACCAGCGTCATCTACATTAGATAAAACGTTTGTGGTAGTGCCAATGGTTGCCACTAGAGCATTGACTGCATCTTGAGCGTTATTAATTGCTACGTTTGCTTGAGTTAATTGTGTTTGAGCTTCTGTCCGTGCAGGTGTTACTGCTGCCACCGCAGTATTTGCTGCAGCTACTGTTACAGTAGCCGTATCTACTGCTGTCTGTGCTGATTGAACTAAAACTGTGGCTGTCTCTGATTGGGCAACTTCTGTTGCAATTGCTGTAGCTACTTGTGCAACTGTGGTTGGTGTTTCTGTCATTAATGGAGTTGCTGTTGATATTACTGTGGCTACCGCAGAATCTACGGTAGTAACGGCTTGCGTTACTACTGCTTGTGCCGCTACAACCTCTGGTGATTGAGTTGTCGCTGCTACTGGTATTGCAGCTACGGCTTGTGTAACTGCCGCTACTGTTGAAGTAATTGCTTGAACAACTGTTGTTGCAGTTTCTACGGCTGAGGATACATTTGATACTTCTGCTACCGCAGCCGTTGCTGCTGCTACCGCTGTATTTGCTGCTGCTACAGCAGTGTTAGACGTTGTTACTGATTCAACCGCAGTGGCTATAGTCACTGTTGCTGTATCTGATGCGGCTGCTGCCTGAGCAACTTCTGTAGTTGCGGTTGCAATGGCTGTGTTTACTGCCTGTTGTGCAGGGCTTACCACAACTTGTTCTGCAGGAGCAGGAGGCTCATTAGCATTAGCAAAGTTAGGGCTAAAAAGGAAAAGCCAGCCAATTATAAAAAGGCTGGTTAAAAAATACTGTAACTTTCTAGTCAACTAGGTATCTCCTAAGTAATGCAATATCTTTGCTTACTTAGTAATTATAGCAGAAGGCTAATTTAAATTACTTAGGATTATCTGTTTTATAAAAACCGTTACCTTTAAACTGTATACCAAATGGTGTAAAGTGTCTAGTCATTGGAGACTCACATTCAACACAAGTGTATCCTGGATCATTTTCTGTTATTGATCTGTTAACTGACATTGTTGCATGTGCATCATCGTATGAGCACTTGTATTCGTACACTGGCATTTTTTATCCCTTAATTATAATGAGCAGTTTGAGGACATGCTCAGGTCCATCCTGCGGGTAACGGCCCGCTATCTGCGACTCCCCGATGAAGGGGTGCAGAGTTCCATTATACTATTTCTTTCTCTTTCTCTCAACAGGAGATGCTACTACTTCTTCTGGTGTAAATGAATCGAGAATTTCAAATGTTTTTGGCTTTGCCTCTTCAGGAACATTTCTAATAACTAATACCTTTAGAATGCCATCAGACATTGCTACTGCTGCAACCTCCATAAATTCAGATAAAGAGAAGGTTCTTGCAAAAGACCTTGCACCGATACCCTTATGAATATATGTAGTTTCATTTTCAGATTCCGATGAACCCTTAATTGTTAGAACATTTTTTTCCTGTTCAACAGAGATATCTTCACGCTTGAATCCAGCCAAAGCCAGCTCAATCATATAGCTATCTTCACCTACCTGGGCCAAGTTGTATGGCGGATAGTTTGTTGAATTATGCATTACCTTTTCGAGATCTTTGAATTGGCGATCCCAGCCAATAAAAAATGGATCCTTAAAAAGATCCAATGTAAATGAGTTTACCATGTTATTCCCCTTTCAAGCGAATAAATTAATATACGGACCCTCTATTGAGCAGTCCGTATATTATTATAGCAAAATATTTATATCTTGTCTACTTCTTCTTAGCCCTTACTTTAGCAAGTGCTTCAAAGTCCTTTACCTTGGTATCCCCTAGGTATCCCCAAGCATATCCATCGGCAATCATTTGTTCATTGACCGATACTTTAGATCCGTCTAGGAATAGCCATCCAAGGATACGCCCGTATTTTTCTGATGAGTCCATTTTTTCTGTTTTAATAACAACAGTCTTAGATGCATCAATTGCCTTCTTTAAATACTCTTTAGACTCAAGGCCAAGTGCTTTTTCCATTTTGTCTGTAGTACGGCTTTCAGGAGTATCTATTCCCGCCAACCTAACTCGTGAGCTAAATGAGATATCGAATCCGAGATCGATTTCTACATCAATTGTATCTCCGTCTACAACCTTTGTAACCTTTTTAACGTAATACTCAAACATTACTTAGCCTTCTTGGTTGGCGCTTTCTTAGCCACTTTCTTTGCTGGTGCTTTCTTGGCCACCTTTTTTGCAGGAGCTTTCTTGGCCACCTTTTTTGCAGGAGCTTTCTTGGCCACCTTTTTTGCAGGAGCTTTCTTAGCAGCCTTCTTGGCTGGTGCTAAAATCTCATCTATGTTTACAGAATAGACATCTTCTTTAACTCCGAAAAAGTCCTTAAGCTTTTTTAAAACGTTCATTTTATTCTCCTTGTTTTTGTACTGCTTATGATTAGTATAGCATTTTTTTATTTGAGCGGATGATGAGAATCGAACTCACCCCTTCTGCTTGGAAGGCAGAGGCACTACCAATATGCAACATCCGCATTGTGCCGTCGGCAGGAGTCGAACCTGCGACCAAGACCTTAGAAGAGTCCTGCTCTATCCTCTGAGCTACGAAGGCATTTCATTAATCGTTTGGTATGTCTGGATTGAGATCCATTTCAATTAATCCCTTTTCTCTTGCAATCTTTTGTCCTTCAGGGGTAAGATGAATAGTTGCCTCTAGCTTTTCATTGTATTCAATTTCTACTAGGCCCTGCTCATACAACTCAATGAGTGACTTGTCTACATACTCTATGTGAGATTGCCACAACTCTGGTGCTAACTCTTTTGCTCTATCGCTAATTGAATAAATTATCTCGCCGCTTTCGTCAACGCCCTCAAAACTTATTGCACCTATTTCTAAGTAGTACGCAATCCTTGCATCATTTGCTTCTTCTTCGTTCATTTAGTCTCCCTGTGCAACATGTAGGACTTGAACCTACGATTACCGAATTATGAGTTCGGGGCTTTAACCAACTAAGCTAATGTTGCTTAGGTGTCTATTATAACGTGCCGTCTTCATTTTTGTCAATAGTTTCTTCTACTATCTGCTGTACATATTCTGAAAAATGTTTTCTTATATTTCCCATTGGTCTGTGGCCAGCGAGTTTCCATATTCTTTTATATTCAATTACGTTAGAGAATGTAGTGGGACAAAGAACTGTTCCATTATATTCTTTTAATACAGTTGGAAGTGGAACATGTTTGCCACAACATTTACATTCTTTTGCTTTTTCTTGATACGTGCTCATATTATTTGCATCCTGTCCATTGCGTCTTTTAAGTTTTCTGGCATTCTTGGAGCCCTAATCATATTATAGGAACTTGTTTCTCCGTCTGCTTCTTTTCCAAAATCATTGTCATAGCTCATTGATTCATAGGTATGAATGTTTACTTCTTCGTTTGTATCAAACTTACTTCTACTTATTGAGTTATAGATTGCTCCACATACAGCATCCGCCAAGTCTTTGGATCCCTTTCTAGGGTGGTCTACTCGATCTCTCATAATTCTTAACTGTAGTAGTTCATCAATTAACAAAGGTATATGTGGTCCGACCACTCTTTCTTCTGCAACCACCATAGCCATATCATCATAATGCTTTTTAGCGACAGATAGAATTTCAGTATTGATGCCATATTGTTTTAGTTGTTGCATCATATCATGTGAATTCCATCTGTCAAAGGTACATACACGAATCTTAAATCCTCGTGTCTTCAATGAAAGAATATAATCTTTAACTTCTGTAAAGTCTACAGACTTATCTTTTGTTGGGGTCCAGAATCTAACAGCGTCTATCTCAACAATTGGTGCTGGCTGAGAATAAGTGTCTGTTACTTTTACATTAACCCATCTGTTAACGTGTGCCATTGCAACTGCACAATGGTCATGCTTTTGAGCAAGGTCAACGTGTATAAAGTATTCTTTGTCTGGATCTGGTATAAACCATTCTTCTAGTCTACCAAAATTATCCACAGCTAGGTGCGCTTTGTTAAATGCTTTTTCAACCTTCTCTTTTGATTTAAAGAATGCGTCTATAGCATCTGGTGGCATACACGCAAAGCGTGACAATGCATCCTGTGGATTTGTAAAGAATGCTACCTTAAAGTCATCAATCTTTCTAACTGGATTAACTTCCCACGTTGGCCTTCTTAATGCATAAACTTTTGGTATCTTGTATGAGACTATATGGTCTTCTTCCCACTGGATCTCAAACTCATTGCCTACTGTTCCGTCTGGAAGTTCTTCATCCATCTTAAACTTGTGATCACGGACTACCGTCTCTACCTCTGCAACAACAGCGTTGTATCTCTGTTGGATGTAGTCATTTTTATATCTAGGGAATGAGAGCAGAATAACTTTACCAAAGTCTGGGAAACGAGAGTCTACTGATGCACGATACATATCATATATAGCCGCACCTGTTTTTGCTTGGTCATGGCCTGTTGTGTTTTCAATTGCAAAGCCCGAGATCTCATCAAGGATAACAACTATAACGTTATACCCTTCCCAGGCTTCACGCTCAGAGTGGCCAGAGTGTACTGTTATTGCTTTATCAAACTTAACTTCCGAGGCCTTGTCGGTATACTTACCAGCAAACCAAGGTGACTTTTCAATTCTTGTTTTAAATCCTTTAAAGAATACGTTGCTTGCTTGCTGTGAGTTAATAGCAATGTTAATAATATCAATGCTATCCCCTGGAGGCTTTCCGTAATATGTAGCTGGATCTTTTAAGCACAATAGTAAATATACTATATAGGCAACTGCAATTGTTGAGCAGTAATCTTTTCCTGAACCTTTGCCAAGCTGAGCAACTACTTCATTAGCAGTTTGCTTAAATCTTATTCTTCCTTCTTCTTCTCCGAATAATTTGATAAGGGTTGAGTCTTTATAGATCTGCGAACTTTTTTCGATAAGCGTGTATTGATAGTCGGAAAGTTCTGGAAGCCCAAGGTATTCTGGACTTCTAACAAACGTTTTAAGATCGACTGGTTTTTCATCGAATTCCTCTCCGTCAAGCATATCGATAAGGTCACTGAAATCAAACGACATCGGCTTCCTCTACTGGGACTGACTCGATTATTCCAGTTATTTGGGACAATCTCTTTGCAACTTCCATCTTACACTTAGGACATGTTGATGTAGTCTCTTTTAAAATTTTAACAAGAAGATCTTGTTTGCGTTCTGTCTCTGCAATCTGTGATGCAATTTCATTATTCTCAAGTACGCCGATTGATTGAAGCATTGCAATTCTTTTAGTCTCTATGTCTGCAATAAGCTTTAATGCGCCAGACTTTATTCCAAGTTGGCCAGATTGATCTGCATCTTCTACAGTCTTCCACGCCTCTTTGATAAGCATGGCATAGTGTTGATCCGCCCCTGAGATAGCCTCTCGGGCACGATCTCTGATGTTGCTATCATTATGTACAACGTCTTTCCAATCATCGATTAGCTCGACAACCTCTTTGCGCTGTATTCCTGTAGTGGTGGCAATCTGTGTGGGTGTGCTTCCTTTTAGAAGTTCTTCGACAACCCTGTTCATTCTGTCAAAATGATCTGACAATTCTATTTCGCTCATTAATACAGTATACTTTCAGTCGACTAAAATGTCAATCAGAATCAGCCCTAGCAATCTTATATAGGACTAAGTATCCAATTAAATCGTCAATATCGTTATCTCCAGCAAAGCCTTGGTTGTTCTTTACCCTATTTAATTTATCATCAATACGAACTTTTAATTGCTCTGTTGAATCCGCCGTTGAAAATATCCTTGCTGGCTCAAGGGCAGAGTTGCCGTACGAGATATTCTTTTCAATTAACATATGTGCAATTTCATGGCATGCTCCCCAGATCTTATTACCTGCTGGTGCACCTACTGATCTTAAATATAAATCACTACAATTAAAATTGTTGACATCCCCAAATACCGCCTTTAGCATTACCTTCTCCTAATCAATTTAAACTGTTCTAGGTATCTCTGTATGGTCATAGCAGAGACTTTACACTCTTCGGCAATTTCTGTTACCGTTTTCTTTTGAACCACATATCTTCTATGCAGCCATTCTTTACTTTGATATAGCTTCATCGTTCCGTCAATATACTATTAGAATAATGTGCGATCCCGAATGAATCTGCAACATCAAAATCTGTTAATGATAAGTTATACTTCTTATTAAAGTAGTCAACCGTTCTTTGCTTACGCATATTGCGTAATTGATTTTGATACCAAGAGTCTGCGTATCCTGGATTCTTAAATCTAATAGCCGCCTTCTCTTCTTTAGTGGGGTTCTTGTTGCCTATGTAAGCCTGCCAAGAGGAAGGGGATATAGTTATAACCTTCGCACCTGTAGACATTAGTTCTGCAATAACAACTCCATAAACATATGATAGTTTAATTACAGCATCTGCAGACTTTACAAATACTGCACCTTCAACAACAATATAATCTGACTTAAGTTCATCTAGCATTAAAGACATCTTGACCTTTGCATTATGAATCTTATCATATATATCCTCGCCTGACAAGTTAATCTTACCCCACTTTAATGGGACATCGTTTTCCATCAAGCAAAAAGCAATAGAGTTAGTGGATGCATCTATCCCAAGAACTCTGCTTGCCTGTGTCTTCTTTAAACTAGCTAACGTCATTGATCATCCTAAATAATTTATTCTTTGTATCCGCATTTACAGTCTTCTCGCATGTTGAGCATAGATCAGTATTATTATATCTACTTAGCTGTGCCTTACACCTTGAACAAGGTCTTGCTGCACCATTTCTAATTGCCTTCTTCTCGTAATACTTTTCCATAATTCTTCTGTTTGTTGCAACACGGCAACACTCATCAGTACAGTATTTTTGATTATGAGTCTTTGGCTCAAAGTCTTTCTTGCATTCAGAATTAGCACAGATCATTTATTAAATACCGAAAACAAATCAATATCGACAGTGCCTACTGGACCGCCCTTTGCATAACACTCTTTCTTAACTGGGCAGTAAGTACAAGGCATCTTTGATTTAGTTGCACCTTCTGGTCTCTTGGGAAGATCTCCATTTTTAAAATTATCCCAGACTTCGCACATCCAGGCAAAGGTCTCCTCAATAATCCTTGTATTTTTTTCGTTCATAGAAATTGGAATAACTAGGATTTCTTGAGTATTCTTATTCTCATACAGGAAGAATCCTTCTTTAGCATTCTTTAGCTTCATGTAGGTAAGAAGTTGTAGCATGTGGTTGTCTGTAGGCTTCATCTCTGATTGTCTAGTATCCCACACCTCTTGCTTTGCCGTTTTAATTTCACCAATTACTGTCTCGCCATCGTACTCCATAATAAGATCTATGAAGCCTCTGATAGGAGGATACTCATTAATAATCTCTTCTTCTTCCGCTCTCCACTCTGGCATAGTAGAAATAAGCTTCTGTAGTCGCTCATGCGCCTGAGTTCCCTGTGCCATATTAGCAACAGCAACTGCATCGTTGTCATCAATAAAGACTGCGCCAGAGAATGCCATGTACCAGTATCTAGGGCACTTACCATGACCATAACCTAATGAACTTGGACTAAATGATTTCTTGGTCATCTCTCCGTCTGCTCGTTTAGTATTACGATATGACTCATCAAGCAACTGAGCAAACAACTCAGGATCAAAGAACTTTCCTGTGTGCTTTTTAAATTTAAGGTTCTTTACAATTTCTCTAGCCATTTATGAATTATACCTAACGACATACTTAAGTGCATCTACAAGTTTGTCTATGGACTCCTTTACTGAATAATATACGTTCTTTTTATTGTTATTTACCGTGCCTGCTTTATCCTTAGCAATAGTTGAATAGATAGAAGACATTACTGCAAACTTAGTTGACATTGCCTGTAGTTCCATAATAAGCATAGGAGCTTTTGCTGAAGGGACATCGGGGTTCATAAGAAGCTTTACAACAATGGCCAAAGCCTTATCCAGGTGCTCATCTTTCATAAACTCATGAAGGTCATTGAACTCTGTTATGTCGCTGATTAGCTCAAGAGTATTTTTATCTTGCGTCATTTTTAATATCCTTATCTAGTTTGTCTATAAATAAACCCAACGGGTATCCGATCAAAAACCCTATTGCAATACCGCAAATCAAAAACAATTCCATTATGCAAACCTTCCAACTAAACCATATCCCAGCCATAATCCAAAAATTCCCATGAGTCCAGCAAATACTGGTGGCGCTGGTACTGGCAACTTAAACAAAGCAAAAACAATGCCTACTCCTGCGCCTGTAAGTGTTGTTAGAAATACTTCTTTAATCATGGTTCTCCTCATAAAACTGAATCAGCTCTTCAAGAACTGACCACTCAATAATGCCTAGTCTAACCTTAGACTCTGCCCCGATAATAATCTTTAATGCTGGATGCATATCTCTATTTACCTTAAAGGTGTCTGTACAAATCTTTGCCCAGTTATCTTTATTTAAAGTAAAAGATGTTCCTGCTTCTTTGTAATCAACAAGAAACTGTTTCCATTGAGCATCACCTTTCTGGTAATCCCCTCTTCCGCTATTCTTCTGAGCTTTAGCCCCGTCACGTTTTACTTCTGATCTTTCTGACATTATCCGACCACATAAGAATTCTTATGTCCATCTGGGCATTCCCACGATATGGTCAAAGTAGATGCATCCCAAAAATATTCTGTAGAATCTTTTTCACACTTGTTGCAAGGCTTTGTTCCGCCTATTTTCTCAAGCTCTGGAGAAAAGATACGCTCTGGTTGATTAAGAAACTCATTAATGTTTGGCATTTATCTCGCCTATTAATTTGTCTACAACATCTGGATTTTCCTTTAAATACGCTACAGCCTTTGCACGTCCTTGAAAACGTTCTCCATTTACTGTATACCATGCTCCACCCTTTTCTACTATGCCGCACATTTCAGCAACATCTAAAGTTTCTCCAACACTGTCTACACCAAGAACGTTCCCTTGATAGTAGAAGTCGTATTGTCCCGATAGATTTGGGGGGCCGAGTTTGTTGTAATCAACAATCCAGTTAACTGGTCGTCCAACCCTTTGTTCAATGATCTTGTCGCCAACTTTAACCCCAGCCTTAATAGCATTCGCCTCAGCTTCAGACGACCAGAGTTTAATGACTGTGGAAGAGAAGAACTTGACTGCCATGCCACCTGTGGGGATGTGACTAGCATGCATAGATCCAAATTGATTTCGTTGTTGTGAGATGAGAACAAGTAGTGTGTTTTTGTTTGCATAGTTTAACATCTTGACTGCGTGGGTCATATCCTTTGCTTCAGCGCCGATTTGCTTAGTATCTTGCAAATCCTTCATTTCGTTTCCGTCTTTTTCAAAATAGATAGCAGGAAGCAAGGCTGAGATTGAATCTACTACAATCATATCAACTCCTGCGTCCATTAACTTGGTAGCAACATCAACCATATCATTAACAGTTTTTGCTGGTGAGTAAATAAGGGAAGAGGAATCTACTCCAAGTTGCTCTGCCCAAGATTGGTCGTAGGAAGCTTCTGCATCAATCCAAGCGCATGTCTTGCCTTCTTTTTGTGCAAGAGCAATCATCTGTAGGCAGAAAGAAGATTTACCAGCAGACTTATTACCCCATACGAGTACTTGTCTTCCGTAGCCTAGCCCTCCACGCAACGCAAAGTTTAATCCGATACTAGGAGTAAGTTGCTTTTCAACTTGGACATCCTGTGCAGACTGAACTCGTGCTCTTGTTTTTGGATCTAGCTTAGCTAAAATGCTGTCTATTTCTATTGTCATTTAAACTCTTTCTTTCCTATAGTATAGCATTAAAATAAATTTCCGTGAAGCCTTTGGCGTTCCTTATTTATATTCATTTTCTTTTCTAGAATTTCATCTAGGCTATGTAATACCTGTTCTTCATTTCTCATTGCAGCATAAATATCAAGTAGTCTAATTATTACATCGACCATTTCTTCTACAATGCTTTCGCTTCCTTTTGACTTTCTAATAGCCTCCAACACTTCAGTTACTTCCGAATGTACTAGGGCTAACTTATTACCGATCTTGTCATGGTTATATTCTCCATCCCAAAATCCTTTTTCTCTTGCGGTTTCATGAAGAATGGCAGACAAAGCGTCTAGACCATACTCAGTCAGAATCTGATTCGACTCCATTTTTCTCCCTTAAACTGAAAGTAAATGACGGGCCTTCCTCGTCATAATCTATAACTAAATCCTTATTACTCACATTGACATCCAAGAATCTAAGGGTCGGAACCGTTAGCTTTCCATGTTCTTCAAGTAGTGCAACTAGAACTTGATTCATACTAATTGAAGTAATTAAACCATCAACATCTTCTGTCATTTTATTTCCTTTACCATTAAGGTTCCATCATCCAAAGTCGATAGAACAACATTACACTTCATACCTTCTCGCATCTTAGCAAGAGACATCTTATACATTGTTGGGAAAGCAATTACTCTAGTCAATTCTTTTTGTGCATTTGAAAGAATTATATGGCTCATTGTCTTGCCAGCCTTTGTTACGTATGGAGTAAAGTCTACTACAATATACTCGTCTTCGTCAAGGTCATACTGCTTCTTATATAGATAGTCTACAAATGAGTTGGACCCTGTTGGGTCAATCTCGCTAACCTTTACATAACGTGCAATTCTATTATCTCCTACAAGAATAAAATACATTTGGCCAGTCTCGATTTGAGTTTGCTCTGTATGGAATAGGCCAATCGATCCTGTTTCATCTACCAACTCAATACGTGCCCATCCATTACCACGCTTGATTGATTTAACCATGCCAAACATAACGAATGAACCTAAGTCCTCGAACTCTTCAATCGGTCTTGCTTGTGACTTAATACGTGGTGGAATTCCCTCTAGGTTGAATGTAGGTATGCCTAGATACTCGTAGTAACTATCTTTTTCATTTCCGCTTCTAGGGTTATCTGGGAATGCCGCCGCTCCGATTGCATTTAAAGCAGAGATGGCACGACTATTAATTCCGCTACCTTTCTTGGAAGCTTTATCGATAAACTCTGAATAAGAATTAAAGGGTCTCTGATCAATGATCTTGTTAGCAATGCTATCTGAAATAAACTTTACTTCTCCAAGACCAAATCGAATCGAGTCTTCCTTTAAAGAAAAGAATACATCTGATTCATTAATGTGCGGAAGTTTAATGCTAAGCTTTAGTCGCTTTGCTTCAATTAAATATTCCGTTCTCGCATCTTTGTCATTTTCGTTTTTAAGAATCGAGAACATAAATTCCAAAGGATAATAAGTCTTGAGCCAAGCAGTATAATAAGAAAGCATAGAGTAAGCAACAGCATGGGAACGGTTAAAAGAATACCCAGCATGAGCCTCGAAAGTATGCCAGAGCGTTTCGGCTTGCTTCTTAGAAATGTGTTTTGAAGCCCCAGCAATAAACCTATCTTTGAATTGGTCGAACTCTTTTGCATCTTTCTTCTTTCCAATAATCTTGCGGACCTTATCAGCCTCTGACCAAGTCATACCGCCCAGGTGTACGCATGCCTGCATAACCTGCTCCTGATATATAATAACACCATATGTATTCTCGGTAAAAGGCTTCATAATTGGATGAATAAACTGGACCGCTTCATCTCCGTGCTTACGTTTAATATAGGAAGCACCTACTGTATTCATAGCACCTGGACGAACCAACGCATTAGAAGCAGCAAGATCTTCAAATTTATCTACGCCCATCTTGATTAGCAAATTAGTATATGGGGTTGCTTCTGCTTGGAACACTCCCTTTGTATAGCCTTCACTTAGAACCTTATAAACATCTGGATCGTCAAGTGTTAACTCGGAAAGATTAATGTCTTTACCTGAACGCTTTTTAATTGAAGCAAGGGTATCTGAAATTACAGACAAGGTCTTAAGTCCTAGTGCATCTAGTTTGATAAGACCTATATCCGCAACCGTATCCATATCGTATGCAACGACAGGAATTCTACCTGATACTAAATCACTTGCATCAGCTCTTGATTCAACAGGAGCATACTTTCTCAAATCATCTTTTGCAACTACAACACCTGCAGCGTGTACGCCTACAGATCTAATTCTTCCACGCAGTCTATCTGCAAGCCATAGGACTTCAGGATACTTAGTTCTAAACTCTTTAGTGTTTGGTGAATCAACAAAGTCTTCGAAGGTATCAATAGACTTCATTGCACGGTTAACATCTGAAAGAGGAACCATAAATACACGAGCAGCATCTCTGATTACACCCTTATCCTTAAAATAAGTATATGTTGAAATAGATGCAACGTGCTTAAACTTCTTCTTTAAATAATCTTTAACTTCTTTACGACGACGGTCTTCAAAGTCTGTATCAATATCAGGGAAGTCATTACGTTCTGGGTTAATAAAACGGAAGAACAGAAGGTCATATTTAATTGGGTCTACATCTGTAATACCAAGCGCATAGCAGACCAATGAGCCTGCAGCGGATCCACGACCTGGACCTACCTTAATATCATTACCCTTTGCCCAGTTAATCATATCTGCTACAACTAGGAAGTATGATGCAAATGACTTATCTTTAATTACAGATAGCTCTTCATTAAGCCTGTCAATGTAGACTTGAGAGTCTGACATACCTAGCCTTTTAAGGCCCTCAGAGGCCATCTGAGCCAACTTCTGGTCGGCATCGGTCTTGGGTACAGGGAGCAGGTCTAAACCCCTGTTAAAATCGTATTCCTGAACTTTATCTGCAATCTCCATAGTATTCTCATATATATCTGTACGAGTAATTCCAGCCTTATTGAAATCAGCCTCAATTTCATCTCTTGATTGAATGAATAGATTGTAGTCTTGAAAGGATATTCTACGGTCTGGATATAGGTAATTTAGTCTTTCATTAATATCTTTAATCTGTCTAGACATTTCAAAATCAGCATCTTTATCCATCTTAGGAGATGTCGACAATATGAGCATTGCCTCTTCTAGGACCCTATCTTCTTCTTTAGCAAAGTGAGCATCTCCTGTTGCCACCGCCTTAATTTTAAGTTCATCCGCTAATTCTAATAGGGCAGAGTTAATTGGTTCAGGGTTATGGGATTGAACCTCAACATAAAAGTCTGGGCCGAATGTCTTCTTAAATCCTTCAAGTAAAGTTCTGGCCTCATCTAGACTGCCTCTATCAATAGCCTTACTAATTAATCCATTAAGACATCCGCTCAAAACAATAATGCCTTCGCTATATAGATCTAATACTTCTCTATCAATTCTAGGCTTATGATAAAAGCCTTCGTTCCAAGCAAGCTCTTGGAGAGTATTGATATTCTCTAATCCCTTTTTATTCTTTGCTAACAGGATGATATGGTTATACGCTTGAATAGATTTGTCTGTCTTTGAAGCCTTGTCGAATCTATCTGTTGGAGATATGTAGGCTTCTACTCCAAGGATTGGCTTGATGCCTTCTTCTTTACACGCAATTTGCATTTCACGGTGTGATGATAATGTTCCATGATCTGTAATTGCTATTGCTGTTTGTCCCGCCGCTTTTGCTGCTTGAACAAGTTCGAGGGGAGAGTTAAGTCCATCCATTAAAGAATAGTAGGAATGCACATGTAGATGTGTAAATTTCATTTAACTCTCCGCCTCTTAACCTATTACCAGTCTACGCTACTTGATGAGGTAGACTCTTCGCCACTATTATTTTCACCAGCAAAAAATGCTTCTTGCTCTGTGTATGGCATGTCACGCACTGCTGTATCCTCAAGCTGATAAAGCTCAAGTGATGAACCATCAAATGGTGTTTCATCTTTTGCAAGCGGGATAATTGTGTAACTTGTGTCTGTCTTTGTACCAGTACGCTTGATGCGCCACATTAGGTTAGTAATGCTTCCCATCTCTCCAGCATACTCAATAAGTGTTGGTGTGATTGTCTTACCACTCGAACCCTGAGACAAGATTCCTACATAAGGATCTTCCTTGCCATCATCTACAAGAACATTAATGTAAAGTCGTGAACGACCCTTCCATCCTGCCTTGTAATCCTTGCGGTGTTGTTCGCAACCGTAGCACTTACCTTGGTCTTCCATTGTGCATAGGGCCTTACGGCGATAGTCTTTTGGATTTGTGTGTTCTACTGCAATAAATCCAAGACCTAGTTTTTCATTGTAGGTAGGTGAGTCTGGATCAAGTTCTTGAAGAAAACGAACTTTAACGCTTTCTGCATCCTCTAACTTAACCCAACGAGCCTTTGTACCGTCTCCACCTGAAGACTGTGGCTTGTCCATTACTTTGTTAAGGTCTTTCAACCCTCTTACTATTCCCACGTTTCCTCATTTCATATAGTTGATGGTGTATATCCATCTTTAGTTTGTTTTTATTATGGGGTCCAAGATCTGTATTCTATGTCTGACACTGCATTTTTAATACAGCTTTTAATTTCTTCGTCAGTCATATCACCAGCATCTTTTGCATCATGTGGATATATCTTACCATATTCATGGGAAGCCCACAAGAGGTCTTTATTTTTTAATCTATTGGCTATGCTCAAGCCTAGCTCTCTGCCAGCCAAATCTGCGTCTGTCATTACAGTTATTTTATTAAAATATCTATTTAAAAGCTTTTGCTGTTCTGTGGACAATATACCGCCAAGGACGGCTACTACATTTGGAAACCCAGCTTGATGTATTCTAATTGCATCAAAGTTGGATTCAACCACAATAACATTCTCACCAATTTTCTTTGCACGATGAACGTTAAATAATGTTTTGCTCTTAGGCAGGTTGGTGCTATTTTTAAATGACTTGCCCTCGATTGATCTTCCCACTAAACCTATTGGTGTTCCGTCTGGACTATGCACAGGAGTAATAACCATATTCATTGAAGTAGAATATCCTAATCCAAAATGGTTCATAGAATCCTCATTAATACTTCTTGATTTAAGATAGTCTTTTGCGCTTTGGCTTGCTAGAAGATCTGTATGAAGTCTATCTAAAGTCTCTTGGGAAAATTCTTCGAAGTCTGGCTTCTCTTCAAACATATTTGCCATAATCTCATCAAAATTATTAAGAGCGGCTTGCTCTTGTGTTGCAATAAATCTAATTGCTTCAAAGTCATTCTTGTGTAGCACACGTCTAACTAACTCAGTTAATGTTCCAGACTCTCCACATGATGGGTTAAAGCATAACCATGCACCTGATGATTTGTTTATGCAACAGCTTGCAGTGTGTCTATTAGAATGAAAAGGGCAGTAGAACATAACCTCATTGCCTGGTTCCGCAACTACATCTAAGCCTAAAGCTTTTATTACTGACTTGATATGGTTGGGCGCATATTGCGTGGAATCAATTTTCCTTGCGTTATACCCTCTGATAGCCATGCCTTCTTCTTTCCTACATATACCCCGTAGAGTGTCATTAAGAACACCCACGTTTGTCCGTCAAATTCTATCGAAAAACTAGTGTCTATGTCAAGCACTCTGACATAACCTTTGCTTCTCATATCGTGAGTAAGCATGCTTTCGTACTGGTATTTTAATCTAGGTATACCAGAGTCGTCAGCAAACTCAACCCTTACTTGAAATCTTTTTATCTGTTTGTGGTTCATCTTTTTGGAATGGATTCTCGTAAATTTCCTTGACGATACCACGGTTGATATCCCAGTCTAGATAGAAATTAAAATCGTGACCATGTCTATTCTTGCGAGAGACAATCTCAATCATATTAGTTTGTGGGTATCTGTGAACGGCTAAGGCCATATCAGCATCATACTCAATTGCCTTTGACCAAGCCACTTGGCTCATCATTGGCGGATTATCTTGATCAGAGATATCGTCTGCTGTTGCAGCGGTGATATCAATAATAGGAATGTTGTTAGAAACTGCAAGCATCTTAAACTCACGAGAAACGTTTCTATTTCTTTCTACTTCAGAGTTAGAGCGCTTGTTGTCATTAAATAGCTGGTGGTAATCTAAGATAACTAAGTCTGGCTTATGCTGATCTATCTTTCCTTGAATTGTTGCAGGAGTAACTTCTGATGCACCCTCATTAGAGATAAGAACAAAACTATTCTTACCCTCAAACTTTTTGTTTCCCCAGTTACGGAAATCATCAATGTTAATATCACCCTTTGACAAATCACTTGCACGGAAGATACCCGAGCCAAGCATTGTAAAGATACGGTCACGCATATTCTCTGGAGACATTTCAAGGGATACAATCATTGGTTTAAAGCCTTGCTCCCAAGCTTTGCATGCTAGGTAGGCAGTAAACCATGTCTTTCCTTTTCCTGGCCAACCAATTGCTACAATCAAATGTCCTGGTGCCATACCTGTTGGGTATGCTTTATCTATGGCTTCAAATCCTGTAAGGATTCCTGGGGCTCCGCCCATTACAGATGAACGCTCTTTAACTGCCTCATAGTGTCGTGCAGCACTTTCAACATCAATAATATCTAAGTCTCTTACATTGTTTGTGTATCTGCTTAGGCCAGCAAGGTCACTTTGCATTTGTGCAAGAACTCTAGATGCTGCATCTTCTTTGAGTGCAGATCCTCCACGCAAGATAATAGTTTTTAGTTTGTTTGAAATAAACTCATTCTTTAATATGTCTAGGTAATATCCAGTCTCCGCCTTAGATTCTACTGGCTCAAAGTCTTTATGACGTTCCATAAGAACGCCTGCTTCTGGCACTGCCTTAAACTTATAGTAGTATGACTTTAGGCTTTCCCATATGTCTCTATGTGATGTAAATAGCTCATCAACGTTATCTGCAAGTAGTGTACTAATGTCTTTATTCTTACACACCGCAGAGATTAAGGTTGCTTCTGTATTCACTCTTCGCCCTCTACCATCTTTTTTGTTTCTTCTAAAAGGATACTGCGTACTGCCCTATCCTTCTTAATCTCTTTTTCTAGGCTGTCTATCCTGTCAAAGTTGTTGTAAAAAAAGTTTAGCGGATGACCAGACTTCGATGTTTTAAAGTAATACTTTAACAACTCAACTGCACGGTCATATCCTACACTATCAATGACATCTTGCATAGCCCACTTCTCACGAAACTTGTTTATTGTTACAACCTTGTTGTATCTTTCTTTATATAGGGAAAGGTAAAGGCTTATAAGAATATATGGCTGTTTCTCATTTGCCACTCTTGAGCTCTTCTTCTACCTCACGAGTCTTTTGAATAAGCTTGTTTTCAACAAACTTATAAACTCTTTCTGTTGCCGCATCAACACTTTCTCCAGAGCGGAGATCATCTTCAACGCCAACACCTATCTTGATGCTTTCGTAATTGCCTAAATTGCGTGTGAACGAGAGGTCCACCTTAACTCTAGTTGTCACTTGTGCTCCTTCATATGCCTAGATAAACTATCATGGGCGAATATGCCCCATCGCAATTCCCATTCTTTTCCACACGTAGGGCAAGTAATACTTCTGTTCATTACTCCGCCTTCCATACTGGTACGAATCCCGAGTCAGTCTTAGTATACAATATAATGTTGTGTTTGAAAAGACCTAGCAATTCAGCCCTTGAAGGAACATTTTTAGAATGCCCTGAGTCTAATATAAACTCGTGCACCTGCAATACATCCTTCTGACTAAACATATACTTAGACCAGTTTTTATTTTCTGGATCTCCTATCGGATATATCTTTGAAGGAGCCTTAATCTTTCCCTCTAAAATATAATCGTGAAGAGTTACTGTGTGCTTATTTAAAAGCCCAGAGACATCTTTCATGCTGTAAGCATTTTCCATATGCTTTTCAACTTGAGAGTAAGAGTACATAACTCTTTTATGATCAGGGTAGCACCAAGCAACTAATTCATCTTTAGATCTAGATGACCTCAAAACCTTATGTACTTTATCGTTTAAGAAGAAATACCGTAGTTTTTTGAGTTTGCTGTTTCTCTTTTTTCTAACCATTTCCCGAAAGCACTCGTCTCTTTATTAATCATATTTCTTTTCCCGCATAGAATGCAGAACAACTCTACGTGTAGCTTTTGTGAGAATACTCTGTCTACAAAAACTCTACCACCACATTTTCCGCACCACATTATAGTGTAAACAACTTCCCGTCAACAACGCATGAATAATCAGGCGCTACGTGGATCATCTGTATATGCGGATAATCATTGACAATGTGAGCGATAGCAAATCCCTTTTGCCAGTCGTGGTGTTGCATGTACTTCATTCCTGGACCCTTTTCGTCACACATATGCCCAAGCTCGTAGCCTCGAAGTGTTTCTCCTTCTCCGCCGTTTCGTAATTCATAAGTAACTAGGTGAGATGCAATTCTGTGAGAGTGACCTCTAATTAAAGATACCTGTAGGTCTTCCATGTCCTTGCGAACAGAACCAGTTGCTGCAATTGAGAGTCCATGGTGTACGTGGATATCTCCGAAGCGGCGCTTAGGCAATTCGTTATAGTGAATATATTCATAACCCAAAGAGTCTAATCCCCAAAGTGCTTCTGGAGTTACCTCATTAATATAGTCAGGAAGCTTTGCATCTACATAATTAAAAATTCTAACATCGTGGTTTCCTAGTGCTGAAAACAGTTGCGCTTCTGGCAACATCTCTCGTGTCTTTGTATAAAAATCTCTTGCGCCCTTTGCCTCATGTCGCATCATTGGAACAATAAGATCTCTACTATCAGTCTTGTGAAGGTTTAAAAACTCTGCTGATCTTCCTTCTGTATACTTGCTATAGCAGGCTTGATCGTCTGTATCACCAAGGTAGTCAACAACGTCTGGCTTAAACCACTTCATTACCTTAAACCAAAGGGCAATCATCTTGTCATCTTGATATGGGAATTGCTGGTCGGATGATATCATCCATTTTAAATCGTTACTCATTGTCTACCTTAATATGTAAAAAAGTCACGGGTACGTGACTTTGGTGTTACAGTAATTGTAACATATTGGTTTAGCTTGTCAATAGGGTTTATGCGTCTGCTGCAAAGCAAACAAAATCGTGTGTTCCCTCTGTAAAATTGCCTCTTACCTGAAACGTCATAGATTTTGTGCTAACTGCAGTTATAACCACAGTAAAGTTAAATGCGGTGGCTGGAAGAGATGTATTTGAATTTTGAACTTGAACCCAGCATCTTGGAGTGGTGGCAAACTTAATATTAGATTTTGTAAAATCCCATGTGCCCCCTGTTTTGCTACTGTTCTTTATTGGTTTAGTTATAACTGTGCTGTATACCTTTTGAGATACGGCTGCGCCATCTGGGACCTTATTTCCAGTGCTATCCAGTGTCAACTTAAATGTCGGCGCAGTAGCTTGATTTAATTTATTTAAATCTAATACTAGATTATTTATAATTTCTGCTGTTACTGGGTCTCCAGAATTAATAGGTCTTGATATGATCTCTGCCACGATCTACTCCTTTGTTTGTTCCGCTGGAACTTCTTCTGATTTAACTTGCTCAGATAGTTGGGTTATTTCCGCTCTAAGAATTGCTACATGCGTCTCATATTGTGAGACAATTTCGCCAATGCGCTGTTGCAATGCTTGTATTACGAGTTCTGCTTTTTCCATTATATCTCCTTGATAGATTTACAGTATACCATTATGACTCTAGGGCGTCAAGCCTAGAAGAAATAGAGTCAACTTTATCTGAAAGCTCCTGAATAGCTAAAATTACAGAGGCCACCAATCTATCATATGCTATACCGTCGGGCTGGTTATCTTGATCATAGTTTACAACAGTTCTAAGTTGTGGTATTTCATGAAGATCTTCCGCAATTAAACCCGATAGCTTTCTTGGGTTTCCGTTGTACCCCGTATCTCCAATGTAGTTGTAGTTTACTGGACTTAAAGAATTAATTATATTTAAGTATCCAGATTTATCTATTGGTGCGACATTCTCCTTATATTTTAAGCTAGAAACCTGTACATTTAAATAACCGCCATCCTGGACTATATTGTTTCCCGAACCTGTTCCTAAAGTATTTGCAAATATTCTACCATCACTAAAAATTCTTATTCTAGGTCTAGTTGCAGCAAGGCTTGTGCTAGTTGAAGGAGTATCATTAGATCCATCTCCACCAAGCATGATGCTTCCAGTTAGTCTTAAGTTTCTCCATCTAAAAGTGCTTGTAGTAGAACTTGATTTAACTCCGAGATCTCCAGAGCCATCATAGTATGGATACCAGGAGCTTGTTACACCTGCAGTGTTTGTTGATATTAAAGCTATTGCATTTACACCGACAGACTTGACTGCAGAAAACCCTCCTATTGGAGTTCTTTCATAGAATGTAGAAAAAGCATTAGATGCGGACGATATATTTCCATATGTTCCAGAATCAGAATCAAAGGTTCCAGTTCCTAATGTTTCACCAGTTACATTTATGTCTCGTCCTTGTAGGGTTCCTGCATTAATTTTATCTGCTGATATAAATCCTGCATAAACATATGTTGAAACTACGTTATCTGCAACTACTGTGCCCGCCTCGAGAACTCCACCATTTAATTTTGTTCCATTTGAAGAGGCATTAATTGCTTGAAGAATTGCTGACTTGCTGAAGTTGGCAGCAGGGTATGCATTGTTTGCAGTGTTTACTGCTGCTGTAGCTTTTGCCAGAGCATCGTCTGCTGTAGCTACTGCTGCTGCAATAGATGCATCTCTAGATAATACCCAGTTATTTACTCCTGCAGCTTCGGCAACATATAACTTATTTTGGTCATTAAAATTGATCCATATATCTCCTGCTTTTAATGCTGTTGGGGTTGAGCCTGTTCTAAAAATTGAGTTTTTACCATTAGCGGTTGTTAACGCTGCTGTTGCATTTGTACTTGCAGTTCCTGCTGTTGAATTTGCAGCAGCTGCAGCTGCTTGTGCGGCAACAATTGAGTCATACGTACTACCTGAAGTTATCTGAACGTTTCCAGTTATCACAGCACCTCTGGCATACATAACCCCTTCTCTACTCACAGCAAAATAATTATCTCTTGCAACGGCAGAATCTTGTGATCCAACCCAAATTCTGAATGGATCTGTTGCGCTTAATCTTATAATAGAGCCAAGTGTTCCAGTAATGTCTCCTAAAGTTATTGTTCCATTACTTTCAATTTTTGTATTGGTAGAAGACAGACCTGTTGTAGCTAGAGTCCAGCCTCCGACAGTTCCTTCTCTTGCGTCTATCTGACCGTTTGACTGCTGCAAAGAAAATGTTAAACCTGTTGTATTATTTGTACTTGAAGAGTTATATGCAAAGATTCCTGCATTACTTAATCTTACTCTTGCTCCTGAATTTGGATTTGATCCCGCATACAGCGTTCCGCTTGCAAGTTGAATGTCACCCGTAAATGATCCTCCAGTTGCATTAATTTTTCCAGTTGTATATATATCTGCTCCATCCCAATATAGGAATGAGCTTGAGCTTCCGACTCTAAACTGGCCAGTATTTAACCAATAGTTGTGTCCAAAATTTGTTGTCGATCTATCTAGAATAATTCCGTTGTATGTTCCAGACACTAGCGATGGCGTAATTGTTGTAGATGTATTGATTGACTGTGTAATTCCAGTTCCTATTTTAAATAGGTCTGCCGTTTTTCCGCCTATAGACAAGATAGATCTTAATTGAATGTTTCCGTCTGGAGCATTCGGATCTGATATTGGGCCAAAGGTTCCAGATACCACCTGTCCTGTTACTGAAGTATTCCATGAGATTGCATTGAATGGGCTTTTTGCTGTAACCTGCCAGTAGTACACTGTGTTTGGAGTCAATCCTGTTATAGAAAAAGTGTTTGTTGCTCTTCCATCTACCTGTCCGTATTCCCATACGGGGTTTGTAACAACTGCAGGATTATTTGGAGACCATCTAATTACATAGCCATTAGTATTAGCATCTGTACTTGCAGTCCAAGATACATTCATCTTTATGCTAAACCCGCTCTTGTCTTCGGTATCTATTGCTGCATTTACTGATACACCTACTGGAGCCTTTGGAGGAGTTGAAGTATCAACATCTGCACTAAATGGCGTAACTGGCCCAGCAGTAGCTTCTGATATGTTTAGGTCGTCCCATTTATCTCTAGATCTAACTTTTATCCAGCGTGGGGTAAATGCATTTGCTCCCGTAGTAAGTATTGAAACGTTAGTAGAGGTGCCAGCATAAACTATTGTTTGAGAAGCAAAATCGCTTGTAAAGCTTTCAAATATAACAACATCTTCTTGTACGCTTGTTGGATCAAGATTAAACTTAACTCCGTAAGACTGTGAACCTGCTGTTAATGTTAAATTCTGTACCGCTTTAGTTAAATTAGGAATAGTAAAAGATTCAGTCCAGACTGGGGACTTATCACTTTCTTTTACCTCTTGAGTATCAGGATCCTGATGAAAGTATGTAAAGAAAAACTTATACTGTTTAGCTTTAACTAGGGGCAGGCTAATCTTTTTTGTATAAGAATCTTTAGATGTCTGAGAAGCTACGGCAGCGGAGGCAGTATTTGTTTTTTCTAAATCTGCAGGCTTAGTTTGCTCCCACCATCTATCCCCATAACCCCTTGTAGTCATTAGAAGTTTAATCCAATTCTATACTCTATGACCATCTGCTTTCCTAATGATTTTGTTATAGGATTTGTAAGAACTGATCTACTAATCATTCCATAGTCTGTTCTAAATGAATCTTCATCATTAATTCTCATTCCGTCAAATAAAGTTGTTGTTGCGCCAGAGGACTTAGCCTTTACCCCACAAGATATCTTAACGATAGATGTTTGGTCTGGTGTTCCCGATCCAAATCCGCTGCTATACAGGTTGTTTAAAGTTAACGATTTAATTTTGTAACCTATTGATAAATCTCCTGCATATCTAATTTCATAATAACGATTACTTGAATCATACATTCTTACAAATACGTAGTCTAAGTTTGTATCACTCTGATAGTATGCAAGAGTTAGGCTATCCAGTGCGCTGTATCCTGATATATCTAAATTAAAATTATAAAAATATTCCTTTGATTGAGAGGCGCCTGCTCCTATTGAAAGATACGACGCACCAATTTTTGGGAAAGGAGTGGTAGTCATTGTAGGAGATAAGCCTGCAGAGTCTAGCCAACTCTGATTATCTTCAAATGTAGAAATAGAATTACTTGCATAGTCGGTACTTCCTAAAGCTACGCTTGGGAAAAGGCCAACTTCATTAATTATTCCAGCTACGTCTACTGGAATTGTTGTTTTATGAACAACTCCATATGTGGTAATACCTGTTAATGGGCTTGTCTGTATATCAATACTATTCATTGATACTGGAGATTTATAGAATTCAAATCCGAGTTGGGTATCATTATCTGTTGCTGCTACCGATCCGATGCCGAGGGCTATGTCTTTAAGGCTAGCACTAGATTGCCCAGCTAGATACTGGGTTAAATATCTTTTACCAAATTTAGTTAATAGGTTTTTGCTACGAAAGATCTCTTTATTGTCTTCATAGAATACATACTCTCCAAATACATTTACATTATTGTCCATAAATTTCTGCCCCTATCACTGTGTCTCCACCGCTATTTTTAACATTAAATACAAATTCAATAAACTGATTTTTATTTTTATCAGTAACCATTGTTTTGCTAACTAAAGTAATATCAGATAAAGAAGGAGCCTTTAGATTATTAACATAAGGATCTTCTGGGTCATCTTCTGGATCATCTGGATCCCCTTCGCTAGCATCCGCCGATGAATCAAATATGACTTCAAGACTGCCTGGGTCTACAATAACATAGTAGTCTGGCTTCAATGTCTTGATTAAAGGGTCGCCAGGGAAAAGCATTAGTTTCTTTTCTTTTGCTGTTGCCGAGGCGGGCTTCTGTATATTACTCATATTTACATTCTACCATTTCTTATATATGAACCGATCTACAGGCTAGCGATGTTGTAGGCGGTGAATCCTTATCAAATGCGCTATTTATAGATAGCACAACAAACTTATTAGCGGCAGAACCAGCGGGGATAGAGGAATCTTCCGAAGAATATAAATCGTTGGCTGGATAAGATACCTCAATAACATCTCCGATTTGAATCAGAGGGTTTAAGAAAGTTTCCAAAGATATAACCTTTTGTTGCTTAGACCATTGATCTCTCATCCATTCAGACAAAGCCTTTGCTTCAGTTTCCCTTTGAATCCAGGTCGAGTCAAATCCTATCTGTTCTTGCTTGTCAGCATCAGTAAGAGTTGGATCAATATATTCAAAAGAGTCTGCAGGAACAATTGAGTTTCCGATAATAGCAAATTGTTTTTCTTGGTCATTTGCCAAAGCGGTAAATGATCCTGTATTGTTTAAAACATATACGTCCATAGTAAATGAATCTAGGGATGCTCCAGCAATTGTAACATCTGTATTGTTTACCAAGCTAGGGTATAAAGGGAATCCTGGAGTTGTATACCTAGACTGAATTCTTCTAAGCTCTCTGGCTACTGGCCCAAACTCTTTAAGCCACGTAGAGTTAGTTTGCTGTGACTTTTGATTAAATATAAAATCGCCGAAAGTTTTGGTTATTGATGACTCCGCCCCAAGGAATCCCTTATAAGGATCGAAAGAGTTATTTGAAGTAAACTCTTCAATAGTTATTGGTGCGGTATATATATAATCAAATGCCGAAACTCCTTGAAGTGAAATTAATCCTACTTTTTGAGTTAGGGTAGAAAGAGGGGACTGATCAACAACTAAGAACGATTTATTATTGATAGACACTCTTAAAGTCAAAACCTTGTTTGTTCCTCCAGATGGTACCGAATAGTTTGCACGTATATCTACTCTATACATCTTACCGCCGCTGATTCCAGTAATAATAGAACTGTCGCCTTCTTTTTGCTCGTCGGCTAGTTTAACTGGTATTCCGTTTACAATTTTATAAAAGTTAATTTCTCTAAAGCTTTTATCTGCGTTAGAGTTTTGAGAACTTGCGATAGATAAAAAGTATCCGCTCTTATTATCTGCGCTTAAAGAAAACGCTATTCCAGATATAGTTCTTTGCTCTCCCGTGGATCTATTATCTTTAGGATTTATTAGCAAAGGGAAATACATATTAGTTCCAATAATAAAATTATCAATTACATTTCCGTTTGCTTGAGAATACTTTGCATTCATTGTTGCCATGCTGTATTCTGTATTTTTTGTATACTTAGTTAATGTTTCTCCCGCTTCTACGTAGCTTTCACTTTTAACAACTGGTGCAAAAACCGTCATCATAGATCTAGGTATAGGAAAGAAAAGATTATTTGGATTTGCAACATCTTTGCCGTCTGCAGACTTAGTAGGCACTTCTTGTAAGGTAAATATACCTGTGGCTGGGGTAGTAAAGTCTCCAGTTACGGAATTCCATTTGCTTCCAGTCCACTCATTCTGCAATGATGTTGTATCTGATTTGTGAACTAGGTCGGCATTGTCCTTGACAACATCAAAAACATTTCTTTTTTTAATTCTATATTGTCCTGTTGCCTTAAATGTATTTGGCTTTGCAAGTGCTTGACTTGCCTGTATATCTGAATCAGATGTTATCCACTTTTCAACAGTAGGCTGTCCAGGTATTGCAATAGAAGGTTCATAAATATACTTGATAGCATCGTATTCTATAATTTCTTTTTCTAATACTAAGTATCCCGTGTACGAATAAAGCTTAGTTGCAGAACCACTAATCTGAACTGGGGAAAGTTTTATTACTCCAAGGTCTGGGTTTGGCACTGCTACTGTTGGTGTTGGCGGGACTCCCAAATCTTCAAGCAATGCTGCTGCTCCAAGCAAAACAACGGGAGACGTATAAATTTTATCTCCATCACCATCATAATTAGATGTTGTTTGAGGACTATACATAACCTTAATAGCTTTTACTGTAGGTATATTTTCAATTCCAATTGATGCTATGTTAGCAAGCTTGCCATCTGAAGTATTATTATATCTAAAAGAAAATGCGGGGCTTTTTGTTTTATCAAACACATAGCCTCTAGGATAGAATTGTAAGATGTCATTGTTGTCAAACACTGCAATCATCTGTGTATCTTTACATAAGTCTTGAATATGTTGCCATACTGTCTTTTTGGGATCAGTGTACCAATAGAATGGAGTTACAACTGAGTTATCGCTTGCTACTAAATTAAACTTATAGTTTGTAAATCCGACAGAGTCTAAAAGTCTTCTGATGATTGCAACTGAGGACATGTCTTTTGTCACGATATCAGGCGGTTTGATATACTGCAGTTCTCGTGCACCATCTAATGCATTTATTGAGACATCCCCAAACTCGTCTATTTCATAAGAATCAATGTAGAAAACTCCAAGGTTTACCTTTTCTGATTCAATATTAACAAAAGGTCTAACCATAACATTCTTATATAGATTTAGTTTTGCTTTATTAAAAGCATTAGTTTTATCATAATATTGATAGGATCTATCATATGCATTTAAATTCATTCTTAATGAGTTTGCTGTGACATCCCCTACTGGAACTAGTCCATTTATGGAGTCTGATGAGTTTTGAGATATATCAAATGATTCTAGTACGCTTGTAACATCCTTTACTAGTCTTGCTGATATTTCAATTATTCCTAGGTACCCGCCTGAAGTATCAATAGAGTTTATCTGTAACTTTAATCCGCTTAAATTTACTCCTTCAGATACCGTAGCAGGCTCTGTAGTTGACCAAGAAGTTCCATTGTAATATAAATTAACTACTCCAGAATCTGGACAAGTTGTTCCAGTATATATTAATGACTCTGCTCCAGCTAGATTTACCAGCTTAACCGTCCAAGAGCTAGGCTTAGAATGTGATGTTTCAAACTTAACAACAATTTTATTTGTAGCAGCAGTTTTTTCTGCTGGATAAGATACGGATAAAATACAATTAGACAAAAGCATTCCTGATGCCTTTGGCGTTACCCAATACTTATACGCCGTCTTTGTGCTAGAAAAATAAAGTCTTTTGCCAAACTCTTTGCTAGATGCATAAGTATTTGCGCTTCCTACTCCAGTCTGTGCCAGGGTTACTGGGACGCTTGGATCCCCCAAAATCATATACTGAACTCCTGCCACCTTTGGGCGACGTGGGTCAATTATGCTGGTTATTGGAAATAGCTTCTCAAATGGTCTATATGTATATCCTCCCTGGCTTGCAGGGGCAGTCAGGGTTGCCGTTATAACGCCTTCAGGAGCCGTTACAGCCGTGTTTAGGATCAAGTCGTTCATATTGTACTCAATGTGACATCCATTGACCATAGAGACATTTACTGATTTATTTAATGCGGTAGCGGTATTTGTAGATACTGATATCACTTTATACCTCTTCTAAAGAAAGAGATACATCCCAAAATTCTTGCGGGATTGCTGTGGCCGAAGACCTAACATTTCTTTTAGATATAGAGAATGTACATGATGTAAAGGAGGCTGTCATGATTTCATCTCTTGCTGAGACAGCGTTATATGATATTTTAATTTTAAATGTTCCCTTACCTTTATTTAAATAGAATGCTCTTATATCTTCTGCACCCATTCCGCCGTCTACTGTTAGGGTGCTATATGTAGGAAGATTACTCCAAGATGAAGATATGTTTTTCTTGTCCGCAATCCATATTTTTCTTAAAGATCCATTTGACATTCTTTGAGTTTTTTCAAATCTGTCTACATCGATATTAATTGATGACCTGTTGTGCTCAGATACCTTTGTCCAAGTAGGGGTTACGGCATCTGTTCCTGTATCAAAATATAGTATTGAGCCTACTGGCAGAGTTAGTGGATATCCCATTAGTTAATCCCTACATTCATTTTAGGACCTAGAGTAGATGCTGCTCGGCTATCCATGCTCTTAATAGCTGTTACTGTTTGTTGAGTTACCAGTCTTGACAATTGATTTATATCCCCATCGAAGCCGTTAATATTATTTGTAATATTAATTGTTGCTCCACCCATTGTAGCATTATTGGCGTTTGTATTAAAGGCCCCTGCAGTAACAACTTGTCCACCTGTCTCATATCTAGGCATATTTACCATGCCGCCGAATGCGAACTTCTGTGCATTTACCTTATCAAAGAATGGCACACCATACTGGCTTACCGCAGAAGCTCTTACTACATACTCTCCATTTGAAAGCATTGCTGGAATTGAATCAGATGTAGAAGTTCCTGCTCCTCTTACTTTACCGCCTGAACCTTCTGAATATCCAGGTATGTATCCTCCCATTGCTCTGTTGTACGGATTACCAGTTCTTGTTATGTTGCCGTCATCATTAACTTTAAAAGTAGAAATTTTTCCATCTTTATCTGTTACAGAAAAATATTCTCCCGCATTTATTCCTTTTTCTGCTGCAAGCTTTTTAAGCTTTTGTCCTGCTCCAAAGGGACCAAAATCCATAGCTGAGCCATATTTGCTAATGTCAACATTTGAAAGTGTTTCTGTGCCAACTCCCGCCTTACCTAGACTATATGGATCAGACCTAGTCCCGCTTCCAGAGTCTGGACCGATGTTTAATTTCTTTCCGTCTATGTTTATAACTACATTTCCGTTAACATCTATGCTGCTGACTGCACCCAGCTTATCTTCAAGTCCCTTTACAAGAGCTTTTCCTAAATCAAGATCTTTAAGACCATTAAGTTTAACTCCTGCTTTTTGTGCAGCATCCGCAACTGCAGATAGCATTGTCTCTGATTCTTTGCTTGCCTTCCAGGCAGCTCTTTCTGCTTCTGGCTTTTTAAGAAGTTCAATTTGCCAATTAGTCATTGCTGTATTTACTTCATCTAAAGCGGCTTCTTGTGTTGCAATTGATTTTGTAAGGTCGCCTAATTTTTCTCCTGCAAGGGCAGCATTATCAGAAAGCTTTTGCTGTTTTCTTTGCATTGCCTCTAGCTGTTTTAGCAGAGGTGCATTCTTTAAGTCTCTTGCATTCTCTTCATTCTTTACTTGAGAATTAAATTGTTGTTGTGCTACAAGGCCTTCCATATCAAGGCTTGCTTGCTGCATTCCTGCTGTATTGCCCGTTGCCTCTGCTGCAGTGTATGCTGCCTGAGCCTTAGCAATCTCTCTTGCAACGTCGCCTTCTTCTTTAGCGGCTGTTAAAGCCTTAATTCTAGAATCAGCAAGTTTATTATTAGCATCAATTTGTTTTTGAATTGAAGACATCTTTTCTCTATCAGAGATTTGGTCTTTAACTTTTTGCCCCTTGACTGCTCTTTCATATTCAGCTTGAAGTTTTTTATCTCTTTCTAGTTTAGAATATTGTTTTTCTAGAGCCCCACCCTTAGCCCTGTTAGCAGATTCAATTGCTTTGCCCAATGACATTTGAAGCTGGTAAAGATCATTTGTTTGTGCTGCAGTTAATTGCTTAAGGTCGCCTGTATATCCCTTAACCTGAATTCTTGTTTTCTGCCATAGAGAAAGAGCGGTGTCTTGTGAGTTGACTATCTGCTTAATAGAAGGATCTATCTTAGCCATTTCGCTTATGAGCTCTTTAGTCAGAACCTTTTGTGTTCCGACCTTGCTATTAATAGCGTCAAGTGCTATTTGCTCTTGGTCAAACTTAATTTTCTTTTCATCGCCGCTTGAAAAGTATCTTCCCTCTTTAGTTGCCAGGGCACGTTCTTTTTTAATAGCATCGGCTTGTCTTTTTTCTACATCTGTAGAGAGAGCCATCATAGCTGTATTTAATTGGTTAGCCTGTTCTGTAGGATCTAGGTTACTGTCCATGGCGGTATTTAAACTTTGTATTGCAGAAACTGCAGCAGATGCTGAATCCTTAATTGCGTTAAAGGCATCTGATCTAACTGTATACCCAGCAGCATTGCCCTTAAAATCAGAAGCTGCATACATTGTGTATATTTTTTCAGCGGCTTCTTCTGCTGAAAGGCCCATAGCAATTAGCTGCTCTTTAAGTCTTATTGCTAAAGCTGCTTGATCATCAGCATCAGTCTTATTAATTAAAAGAACTTGGTCAGAATAGTTATCTTTAACTTCCTTCTTTAACTTCTTGTATTCTTCAATAGTAATATTAAGAGGAGTTCCAGAGCCTTTCATGCTTTCATACAAAAGAGTATTTCTTTCTTTAAGAGCCTTTGCGTTATCAATTGCTTCTTTAATTTTATCGTTAAAGTTTGTAAATTTAAGTCCTGCTTTTTCTGCACCCTCTGCAGTCATTCCATAGCCGAGTGCATTTAAGCGCATGCTTTCTTGATGTTCTCTATACTTCTTGATTGCAAAACCTATTGCTAGGGTAGCTGCGCCGACTCCAAGATTTAATCTTGTTACTGCCTTTAATGCAAAGCCAGCAGACTTAGCGAATATGTTTTTGCTTGCGGAAAGACCATTAAGTCTTTCTCCATACTGTGTAAGTATTTTAATATCTTTTCCAGTGATAAGCTCTTTAACTTGTTTTGTTGCACCTAGTGGGGCGGTAAATTTGCCCTTAGATTCCATTGGAACCTTTGAACCGCCGCCTCCCATTCCGCCCATACCTAGCATTGATCCTAAAGTTGCACCAATCATTCCCCCGCCAGGTAGTCCGCTCATATTTCCTAAAGCTTGTCCCCCTTGCATTCCAAGTATGCTCATGATCATCATCTTGATCATACCGCCCATATTATATCCTTGAGCAATTCCATACTTGTTATGAGGCACAATTCCTCCAGAGTTTCTTGGAACAAATAGTTCTGGTCCTTTTTCTCCTACAACGTATGGCTGTCCTGAATTAACTGGGCCGCCCATTTCTCTTTTTTCTAAACCAAATATAATTTTCTTTAAAGATTCTGTAAGCGGGGTATCTTTTTTAGAATCCCAATTTAAATATTTGTTTCGCAAAATGTCTTTATCAATTGGAGAAAGTTGTTTAATTATGTTTCTGTCTCCAACAAGATCCGAAGCAGCAGATCTTATTACTGAATCTAATACATCTGGCTCAAGAGCATTCTTTAAAGACCCTTGTGCATCCTTAACATATCCGTAAGGCTTTTCTTTTGCTAATGCCGCCGCAAACTTATCGTAGAATAATTTTTGAGTGTGCTTCCTTAGACCTGTATTTGCAAATAGCTTGTCAGCCATTTCAATAGATAATGAATTTACTCCCCAAGGAGCTGACTCATACATGCTTGGCTTAGGTGCGCCAGTAGGTCCAAATCCTGCTCCGATACGATGCATTGCTCTGCCCTTAAGAACATTACCAATCATTCCGCCAATATTAAATCCATTTTCTGCAGTTTTAAATGCGTTATCTGATAGGCTAACAGAGTGACCCTTTTGTCTGCGCTTTAATTCATCTGCTGCAATCATTTTAGCAATAGCTGCTGGAGTCATTGTTTTTTCTGGAGATATCTTTATTGATGAATGAACTCCATGCAAGTCTCCATAGGTCTGTCTTCTTGCGTCGGAGAGCCTCTGAATCATTGCATTATAAACAACCTTCTCTTCTGCATTTAAATCAAATCTACTTATTGTTTGTTTTAGCTTAGGCAGAGCATCATTAATCTCCTTAAGCATACGATCATTATATTGATCTGCCGTCATTCCCTTTGGAATATCTGCAGTTGCTTCAGCAAAGAACTTCTTTGTGCTGCTTCCCTTTACTCCTAACAAATTAACCATTGCTTGATGCTTAAATGATGGCATCATTCCAGAGTAATCTCTTGGTCCAGAAGCTGCTCCAAACACCCCTGCTGGTCCTACATCTGCAAGGATATTGCCTGATAGATTTCCTCTGCCTAAGTCTTTATCTCCACGCAATGCTGACGCTACTAGTTGTCTAAAGTATTGATCGGATGTAAACTTGCCATCTTGATTTGCTATAGCTGGATTATACTTTGACTCCAAAGCAAGAAGTGTTCTGGCACCCTTTGGATCGGTTGGGTCTCTCATTACAACAATTCTCTGGTTAGGAGTTTGTAGTCCATGTACATCACGAGCAATCTCTGTTGCTCTTATTTCAGCAAGTGCCGCTTTTTCATCTAGTACTGGCTTAACAAAAACTTTGTCTCCGCCCTTATTGTAAATTCCACCAATTCCAGCAACTGGGAAACTTCTTCCAGATGTCGGCTCTAATAATCCATCATAGTCAGTTATTGGAGTCTTGCTAAATCTAGAATCCTTAACCGCTTGACTTGCTTTTTCCATAGCAGCCTTTGCTGCTCTTTGTGCCTCTACCTGCTTAATAGATCTAGGCATTCCTAAGAACATTGCTTTACCGCCACCAAATAATCTTTGTGCAAATTTTCCTGGAACAGTTCCACCAGCATTTAGACCCTTTGGTAATCCCGCAAAAGAAACTCTTCCACGATTAAATGCTCTTAGCCATTGGACTCCACCCTTTGGCATTGCTGCAGCACTTAGTACGGCTTGGAATTGAGCAGGAGTTTTACTAAGCCTTGCAGCCTTTTTAACTTCTTCTAGGGTATCTACATTTAAACCCATTCTTCTTAAAAATAGCTTTGCTTCTCTTTTTGCTTCTGGACTAAATGTTGGCAACCAATTTTTTGTTAATCCATACTGCTCAAACTGAAACATGTCTTTATTAATACGTGATGGCAGTGTTACTGCTTGTCCAGCGTAACCAACTGCATGTCTACTTTGTGAACCAATCGGAATTCCGTGAGCTCTGTCCACAGCCTTTGGAGAAAATGGATCAATTTCTAGTAATGCTTTTTGATCTATGCCACTTCTGCCTTTCATTAAATCCCAGATTTCTGATCTTTCTTTTGGATTTAATATAGGACTCTTTTCTCTAATCTTATCTACTGCTTTTGTTTTTGCTGCAGCATCTTTTGCATTGATAACAGCATCTGAAAGTCTTTTATCTAATAATAATTTAAAGCCTGGATGATCTTTTCTAAGCCTATCTTGCATTGCTTTCTGTATAGGACCCTGAGCTAAATCATCAAATCTAGCTTGTCTTCCGCCAGACATCTTGACATGCTTTTCAAACATCTCTTCTGCATATTGAACTGCTTGTTCATTTGTTATTGGATTTTTAGATTTGGCTCCACCTTGCTTGATACCCCATGCAGCATTTAATATATATCTAGTTCTATTTTCTTCATAATAATTTGGTGAGTTAAGCATATCTGCAATGTTAACTAATGCTATCTTCTTGGCCTCTAGTGTTTCTTTTAGATCTCCACCGCCAGTTACTCTTCCGATTCCAGAGGTGTTACCTGGTCCGCCATTTAATTGAAGCATTAAGCCTGGATCACGTTGAGCAATATCTGCTGGAATGACAGCCTCTCCTGGTGTCAATACAACAGGAACCTGTCCGCCCCTATTCCTATATACTGGTCTTCCACCAAGTAGGTTTTGAATAATTGGCATATTTGCTTCTGTTCCTGCTTTGTTAATTACAAATGATCCTTCTTCAGCCGTTGTATGATAAGTGTCTGTATTTCCTGTTCCAGGTACGATGCCACCTTTTGCAAATTTAGGTTTTGTTGTTTGAATGCTATATCCTGCACCTGAAGTTCTAACTCCACCAAGTGCTCTTGCAATTCTATCTACAAGGTTTTTTGTTGAGCCTTTGTGGAACATCTCTTTCATATTTGATTTACCGCTTACTGGATCAACCACTGGTTGAGATGTAAATGGAACTGTAGTTAGATTTGCCGTTCTTCCCATTGCCGTTGCAGTTGCAGCAGTTGTTTCTGCAAGCATTGCCTCAACTGTTGCATTTAGCTGTATTACTTTTGCTCTTGCTTGATCTACTGTTATCTTGCTTGCCTGAAGCTGCTTAACAATTGCTTCGGTTTCTAATGCAGCAAGTTGAGTAATTTCAGAAAATTGTGGTAGCAATGCCTGATATGAATCTGCTAGGCCAGAGGTAATTGTGCCTGTTGCCATAACCTCAGCCTTTAATACTTTAATTTCTGCTTCCGATTGCATTGCAATTGCCGCTGTCATTGCATGCCACTTTGCTGCTTCTTGTGCAACAACACCTGTTGATATTCCATTTACAGATGTAACACCTGGAATCTTTGGAAGATCTTGATTCATGTAAGCCTGTGGATTTTTACCAATTCTAATATTTACTGGAGACGCTCCTGGCACTGTTCCAAATATAGTTCCTGGCTGTTGTGTCTGAGCTGGAATCATATGAGACATATCTCTTGTGTATGCTTCGCCAACTAGTGGGTTATTCTTATCTACAAATCTTTGCCCGCCTGGAGTTCCCGCTGCTATTACTCCTCCTGCAACTGTTGAAATTGCTGGCTGCACAGAAACTTTAGCTGCATCTGCTTTTATCTGCAGAGTATCAAATGATGCCGCAAGTGTATTTACTGCATTTGTTAAAACTACTGCTGCTTCTGTATCTGAATAAAATGATGTTGCAAGACCCTTTGCTGCAGCATCTGCTGCCATGATCTCTGGGGTAAGAAGTTTAAAACCTTGGCCGCCTCGAACTAATTGTCTTAGATGAAAAATTCCCTTGATAACATATCCAATGAAGTTACCCATTACACCAGCCAACATAATGATTGGCCCTGATACTGCTGTTATTCCTCCTAAAACATTTAAGAAAGTTTTAACTGGCTCTGGAAGTTTTTGGAAAAATTTAATAATGCCATCTACTACTTCTAAAATCTTTGTGCTAATTCTTAAAAATTGTTCTCCAACAACCGCAAGGTCTGCTTGAACAGAAGCAAGCGCTCTTTTGAATTTTCCAGATGCTGACTCTGTTAGCATTCCTAATTCTCGTTCAGCAATACCTGCTAGATCTGTTGCGCTAGCTCCCATCAACTCCATAACCTGTAAAGTTTGAGAACCTTCTCTGCCTATGTTTTCAAAAAGCGCCGAGAGTCTTGCATACTGAAACTTACCAAATAGCTGTTCTATTGCTCTTGATTTACTTAAAGGATCTAGCTTATCTAGAGCTCCCTGAAGCTCTATAATAGTTCCTGTTAAATTTCCTGCGTTAGAAGTTACAATGCTATCTAGATCAATTCCAAATCCTAGGAAAAGTTCTTTTGCAACTTTTGTTGGGTTGATAAGAGATGCCATTGCAGACTTAATTGCGTTAGCACCTTCAGATGCATTTACTCCGCCTTCCTTCATGGCTGTAAGATAAAGTGCTAGGTCTTGTACGTCTCCTCCTAGAGATTTTACAACTGGACCAGCTTTTGGAATAGCTTCAGTTAGATCCTGTAGGGTGGTAGATGTTTGGTTTTCAACTGCGTTAAGAAAGTTAATTGATTCTGATAGCTCATCTGTGTTTTGCTTAAA